CTGTACTTGGTGATGCAGCAAAAGTTAATTGTGTTGTACCATTAAATACTTTTAAATCTGCATTAGCAAAAAATTCAAATGGAACAGTAAAGCTAGTCTGTCCAGCTGTTGCAGTATATTGAACTCGAGGTTCTGTATCAGATATAATTATAGCCATTAACGAAGTCCTTTTTCTATGTCATCAAATAACCAATCCAAATACCATACATTTTGAAATGGTATTAATCTACGCACATTACGTGCTGTGTAATGATTATATTTGTTTGCACCTACATCATACATAATATCAAACACATTATAAATTTGTCCTGCTGATGGGCCTAATAATCCAACTTTAGATTTCATAGAAGATCCATAAGGTTTACCTTCACCAAACATTGGAGCTATACCAATTCTATTATCTGTTAAAGCTTCAATAGATCTATTAATATCTGTGTAGATTCCTGCTAATCCAGATCTATCAAAACCATTTAATAATTTTTGAGTTAATGATAATTTAGAATAATCTTTACCAAATCTAAACTCATGATAAATAGCATCAATCATCATACCAGATCCTAATAATAAAAATGCTCCAAATAAAAAATCCATATCTTTTTCTTGCATACCTCTCATTAACATTCTTTGATTAGCAGCCATAGCAAATTTTTTAAACTGAGCAATAGTAGATCCTAATTCATATGACATCCATAATGGAGTATCACCTTTGCCTGGAGTTACAATTGTAATATTAATATCTTTATTAAGAGCTGCACCAAATGCTTGTTTAGCAGCATCATCTGTCCATTCAGCTGTATTAGCCATAAAATTATGTTCTAACTTAGTACCATGTTTTTCAAACTCATTAGCTATTCTTTTTGCCATTTGTTCATCAATACCGGAAGATGCTAATGCAGTTTTCCATTTATCAGCTAAAGGATTACCTTTAGACCATTTAATAGAATCTTCAATTATTCTAGATCCAATAGTAACTGATGCAGCACTTTTCATAAATTCTGTCCATCTAGACATCATGTTAATATACATAAAGTTAAAGTTTGCTGCTTTACCCATAGCACCTTCAACTTTAGATCCCATACCAAACATATCTCCAATATCAGAAAATAACATAGCTCTTTGACCAGTAATCATATCAACTGCTTCTGCAAATGATTGAGCTTCTTTTTTACCAAGTTTAAAAATACCTGTTCCATTTTTGCCTGATAACATATCTGAGTACATTTCAAATTGTGTTTTAAATCCTCTTTCAATACCAGATGTCATAACAGTTCTAGCTACATCTGATACTGCTGCCATAAACCCTGTAAGCATAGTAAGAGCATTATAATGTTTCATTCCTCTCATAGCTCTAGAAGTCCAATGATGAGGATTAGCAGGTAAACCAAAAGTACCTCTAACTAACTCTACAGAAGATTCTAAATCTTCTAATACTTGATTTCTTTCTTTAACAAGTTTTAATTTTTCTTGTTTATTTTTAGCTAAATTAATTCTTTTATTATATTCTGAAGCAACTTGGTAAATACCAGGACTTGTCATTGATTCAGATTCAGAAATATATTTAATACCTAAAGCATTAGGATCACCATATTTTTTAGTAAATAATATATCTGGAGATATTTGTCTGTAATAAGATTTCATTAATGAAAAAATATCACCAACAATAAAATTGTTATCTATTAATTTAGCTTGTGTTTCTGGTAATAAATTTAATTCTCTAGCTCTAGTAGATCTAGCATATCTAGGTCTATTAAAAGCAAATCTTTCATAAATAAGATCATCAACATTATCTGTGTATTTAGTTTTTTCAAATCTAATAAAAGGAAAATGATTTGATAAATCTTCTACTAATTGATTTAATTTTTTATTATTAATAACTAAACCACGTTTAATAAAGTCTTCTCTAATAATTTCTTTAAATAAATTTTTATTATTATCGATTGCAGGTTTATTGTAAATAATATTAACATAATCTTCTACTAACTTATCTGCTCTAATTAATCTTTCTTTTAATTTTTTAATTTTATTTGTAATTTCTGTTGCTGTGTATTGAGAAGTTTGACCATCTATTTTAGATTTAAAACTAATAGTTCCTTCTTTTTTTTTCTTTAATGTATCTAATGCAGATTCCCAAAATTTAAGTTCTTGTTCAATTGGAATTTTACGAATACCAAGTTCTTGTACTTCTTTACCAAGTGGGCCATAAACTTTTTCTTGTGTAATTCTAGCAGCAGCTGCTACTTCTGGCACTTCATGTTGCATTTTATTTAATCTAGCTTTAGCAACTTCTGTACCAAATTGTGTAATAGACATATAATCATTATTAAATCTATTTGATAAATTAATTCCTAATTCAGTAGTTGGTGATTTACCTTGTACTCTTTTTAAATAAAGTAAGTATTGATCTTTAATACCTTTCATAGCTTCTATATTTCCAACTTCCATCATTCTTAATTTAGTTTCTATAGATGCCTCAGATGCTTCAAAACCATATTGTTTTGTATTTTTTAATTTTAATAATGGAGTATCAAGAATATCTGCAATCATTTTTCTTGCATTTAATGATTTTGATTTAGCTAATCTAAATACAGGTGTCCATGGGCCACCTTCACCAAATATTCCTAAATTAGTTTTAATAAATTCTTCACCTTCAAATTCTTTTTTAGGTGTACTTTGAATTTTATTTTCTGTTGTAGCAGCTCCTACTGATCCAGGCTTAACTTGTTGATTAGGATCTACAAAATTACCATCTTGATATATTTTATTATCTACAGTTTGTTTTTTAGGAGTATTGTATGCTTTATCAGCTTGAATAATTTTATCTTGTACTTTAGCTCCAATTTGACCTTTAGCCATTTTATTTAAAAGATAAGGAACACCATATCCTCCAGCTACAACCCAAGGAACATATTCATCTGGTCTTGTAGGATCTAATACTTGTTTAGATAATTCTTCTGCTGTAAATGCTGATCCAAATACTTTTGCACTTTGACCAAACTTAGATGCTAATAATAATGTAGATGGATCTAAAAATGCACCAGTTATTTTACCAATATGATACCAAGGACTTGCATAATTAGTTTCTGCTTGTGTATTTAATTTATTTATAATAGCTGTAGTTTCTTCAGCACTTCTACTAAACATAAACATATCATATAAATCTTCATAGTTTTTTAATCTAGGATCTTCTTTTGGATTATATGTTTCATCTGGTATAAAATCTTGATGATTAACCATATGTTCAAAAGCAATACTAGTTAAATTTTCATCTGCAAATCCTTTAGAAAAATCTTTTACAGGATTAAATTGTACAGGATTGTTTCTTTCTTGTTTTAAACTTTCTGCATCAGCAGGTGTAAATGGATAAGCTGTCATTAATCTATTTTACCTAATCTACCACCAAAAGAATTAATACCTCTAGTATATCCTTCAAAAATCATTTCATCTAAAAATAATTGATTATTAGGTGGATAGTATTGATTAAATGCTTCGCTTCCCATTTCATGTTCAATCATAAATTTAATTAACATATTCATTTGATTTCCATCAAAAAAGTTAATTGCTGTATCTCTAGTAAAATCAGTTTTTTCTTCTAAAGCATTTAAATAGTTTTCGCTATCAACTGCATACACACTTAATATTTCTTCAACAGTAGGATTATTTCCATATCTTTTAGTAGTTTCATTTTTAATTAATGTTGAATTATTAATCATAACTTTTACACCTGCTCTAATAGAATCTACAGGACTAGCAAATATAGCTGCTTGATTACCTGTTGATATATCTTTTAATTCACCATCCCAAGTTTCATCAGTTTTCATAACTGCCATATAGTTATTGGTTCTTAATGTTAATGGTAAATCTTTATTTTGATAATTATTATAAACATATTGTCTATATGTTTTTTGAATATTTTCTTGAGTATAAGAAGTTTTATGTGGTGGTGTTCTAGCTTCTAATAATTTTTGTTTATCAGTTATTCTTCTATTTCCCATAATCTGTTGATCATAAGAAACCATTTCATCTATTTCGTTATTAATTTCAGCTGCTTCATTGTAGTATTTTTCAACATCTATATCTTTACCTAAAAGTTTAAATATAACATTAAATGGTTTTACTTCTTTTGGTACATCATCAACTATTGGAAAATCTGGATAAAATCTATAATCAGATGCTTCAACAAATGTTTTAGTTGTTGCAAAGAAAAATTTTTGTAACCATTTTTCTGTAGCTGAATCACCATCTATAAATCTACCTAATTTTTTATTCATAAATAAATCAAATTTTTTCTCAGCTATTTCTTGAATTACTTGCGCTCTAGAAGTTGGCATACCTTCAATTAATTTATTACTTCCTAATCCAGTAGGATCAAAATAATTATCACCTTGAGTTAAATTAATTAATTTTCCTTCATGTAAAATTTTTGCATGATAGTTTGGAACTTTTTTATCTTTGTTATCAATACTATAAGTACCTGCAAATTCTACAATAAGATTTTTATAATTTTCATCTATTACTGTTTTCATAATAGCATTAATATCTTTAGGTGTTTGTTTTTTACCACTTGGAGCAACTGAATCAAAACCAAATCTTTCAATTTGTTCTTCTTCTGATAAATTAGCTTTTAACCAATTTGCTTGAGCCATTAATGCTGAATCAAAACCTTGACCAGTAAAACCAACTTCTTTTTCAAAACCATGTTTAACCATACTAACTTTACCTGTACCATTTAATCTAGTAGCAGAATAACCTTGTTTATTCATTGAATGTAAGGCTTGAATAAATCCTTTATAGAATAAAGTTTTACCTTCATCAGTTGTTAAATCAATATCTTTAGCTCCATTAATGTAAGCTAATTGTGTTTTAATATTATCTAATAATATAGTTTGTACTTGTGGTGTCATATCAAGTCCTTTGTACCAAAGACTAGTACTTTCTGGGATAAACATATGAGCAAATTTATTTTTTCCTTTATTAAACATTTTCTTTAACCACCAAGTATCTGTATTGATGTCTTGCATTTCAATTGCCCATTTCATACTATCAATAGCTATTTGAATATTATCATCTATATTTTTTGAAATTTTTTCTTTATTTTCAGCTAGATTACCTTTATTTTCTAATAATTTATTAAGCATTTCTGCTTTTTGTTCTCTAGATGACATAGCTGAAATACCCATATCATTTGCTGCATTATAAATACTTTCATTTTCTACTGTAACATATGGAAACATATCTTTTGATTTTATAAAATTAAATAAAGCTAAATTTTCATCAAAATCTTCAATCATTCCTGGTGTTTTAAAATTAACATTATAATCTTTATTAATTTTTTTTAGTACAGCAGTTGGTTCCATATTTTGATTTTTATATATTTGCATTACAGTACCTAGTGCATCTTGATTTTTAATATCAGTTATATTTTTATCATCAATTCCTTGTCTTCTAAGTAATGCAGTTTTAAATAATTCCATTTGTTCATTACTTTCAAAATTGTCTATTATTTCATTATTAATTGCTTTACTTACTAATTTTTGAACATTAATATTTTTATTAACTATTTCTACAGCTTTAGGAAAATCAGTTTCACTTATTCCTGGCATATTATTAATTACATAATTAGTTGCATTACCATTTGCACCATCTTTAAAAATATTTACATCTAATACTGCTCCAAAATCTTGTTCTCTATCAAGATTATATTTTATTGTAGCATTTTTTAATGAAGTAATATTTTTACTATTGTAATCATCATATAATGATTTTACTTTTTGTATAATTTTACCTCTGGTAAAAGGATCTTTAATATCATTTGCATATTTTTGAAATATAGGATTATCAATATTATCTGGTGTTACAGGAAAATTATCTTCACCTGCAGCATAATTTAAAAAATATTTATTACCATTAACATCACCAAATTTTTTAATAATAGAAAAAACTCTTAGAGCTTCCATATCAATAATATCGCTAGTTAAATTCTTTTTAAGTTGAGAACCAGCTAATCTATTAGTTTGTACTAAAGTTATTTCAGCTCCACCATAATTATGATTTATGGTTTTTTGTAAATCATT